AATATTTCTCCGTACTTCATCTCTTCTGGTGTAAAGAAGTAATACTCATTAAGACCTGGGGTTTTTCTTCTTATCATTTGACCACCCCTTAAATCGCCCATATGTCTAACATAGATATGTGCATATAATGACTGTGCATCTTCTTTAATATTTTCTATATGTTGCATGTAATCAATTGTACTATCTGTTAAGGCTGGCATTTCATCTAAAGTCCATAGATGTTGAAAATCTTTTCTTATTCTATTTGCTCTAGGCAAATTAGGTGTGTCAACAAATAAAGAGTTTTCGATTGCTCTATCTTCTAATGCACGATAACAATGATATTGATTGTAAAGATATGTGGCATATAAATCATGGTCTATATTGCCTGACATCAATACACCTACAAACTCTTTTCTTTCAGCGTTCTGGTGTTGTTCTTTTGTTAACTCTTTTATATCAAGCATAGTTATTTTTTATTCTGGTTAATATATTCAAATACAGTTTTAGTAACCTTAAATCCATTTTCTATAATTAAGGCAACATCTTCTTTCTTCGCAACAACACCTGGATGTTCGTATAGAGGATGCTCAAAACCATTTGGTACATCTAAGTTAAAAGTGTCCTTAAATTTTTCATGTTTATGTCTTTCTCCAAGACCTATATCAACAACACCAACTATATCAGTATTCATCATTTTAATCATAATATCAACCAAATCATTGATGTAGGTATATTCTCTATATTGATAGTACGATAAAAATTCAAGGTTATTATTAACAATTTTTTCAATAAGATTATCTTCAGGAGCTCCTTCACCGAAAATACTACCAATTCTTAAACCTAAGGAGTTTTCAGTAGCAGAACATTCTTTCATAAACATTGAAGCAATATATGGATTTTTCCAAGGTACATTACATTTTAAAGATGATAGATAAACAATTTTTCTATGATGCCAATGTTGAAACATTCTATCAGAAGCTAAAGCATTATTTCTTAAATAAGGTTCACCATTATCCACACTATCCATATCACCACTAATTCCATGACATGCAAAAACACCATCTACTTCTAACCAATAAGAGTTATTAATTCTCATTTGAGCAAGGTCTTGTTCTTCACCAGCCAACATATCTATTGTTTTAACTGTGTGACCTAATTCTCTTAATTTACTAGCTACACGACTGCCAATCCATCCTTCAGCACCTGTAACAACATATACTTTTTTATCCATATTTACCTCTATAAAATATAATCCTTAGTATTATTCGTAGTTGTTTCCTTTATTCCAGTATGAAATTTTATATTACCTGATACTGTAATTCTTTCATCATCACTTGTATAAAAAGGATATACACAATGATTTTGTTTAGCACTAAAATAAACAATCTTACCCTCAAAACTTTTATCTACTGGAAGAGTGTGTACTTGAATTTGTCCTAAACTATCAACATATAAAAATTGTAAACAAGATGCTACATTGCCTACACTTGTATGATTATTCCAAGACTTAGCTTCTTCTTCATAATCATAGGGTATTTTAAGAAAAATAATAAACGAAAATAATCCTGAATGGTTATGTATAGGATTGAATTCATATTTTTTCTGAAAGTTAACCCAATTAGATGATAATGTTAACTTTGTGTCAGTAGAATCCAGACCAGCATTTACTTGTACATTTTTTAATTGTCTATTAAAATAAAATTTCTTATATGGAATTGTTGTTAGGTACTGTTCAACATCCCAAGGAACATTTGTAAATTTTAATTCTTTTTTTATATGACCCACTAACTCTAAATTAGACGGTTCTTTTACATTATTAATTTCATTTTTATAATAATCTAAAACATTTTCTGGCACCTCTTCACTATGAATACCTATTGCGTCTAAATGTTTTACTTGTTGTTCACTATAATTCGCCATCATCAAACTCCTGATAATTTATATTTAATGTAATTCTTCCTTTAACATCCGTTGGAGAAGAACTAGCATGTAAATCGTTGCCATTAAATAATACTACTCTGTTTGCTACCGCTTCAACTTCAGCAATATCTTTGATATATGTCTTTGCGTCATTGGTATTTAGAAAGAACAAAGCAACATTATTCGGAACGGCTGCAATATCCTTATGATAGCCATGTATTGTATTTTCTGGTTGTCTATGATAAAAGTTTGCTTTTACCCTCATCAAATGAAAGTTTTTATTGTGTTCTACAATTTTGTGAATATTACTCTGAAATCTTGACCATATACCCCAAAAGTTTAAACTTTCAATAATTTCACCAGCATTCTGTGTTTCTGTTCTTAATACATGATGAAAGTAATAGTTATGACTATCTTCGTTATTAATGTTTTGAGAAAAATGCCATGAAAAATGAGGTGACCAAAAGGCCTTTTCTACCCACTCAAATTCATCTTTACTTAAAAAGTTATCTATTATTTTATATTCACCGGACTTTATCATATCTCAACCTTTGTTAATCCTGGCAAACTTCCTATGTCGCCTTTGATAAAAGTATTAAATGCTAAACTAATTCTGAGTTTGCCTTTAAATTTAGGCACATCATGTTTCATATGTGACGGAAATAAAACTAACTGACCAGAAGAAAATTTAACAGTATAACTGTCGCTATTATCCTCCGTATATTCATTAGTATTAAATTGAAAACCTTTGAATAATTCTTGGTCATTATGAAATCTCAACTCTAGGTCTTCACCTGTAAAATAGAACACACCACTTATGATACTGTTAGGATGATTATGATGATGGTGGTGTTCACCGTTCTCTGTGAAGTTTAGCCATGATTGAGTAATATACATTTTAACTTCTTTATCAATCTTATAATAATCATAAAAAAATTTAACTAAATGTCCGTGTAACCAACTTTTTAAATCACTACACAAAGGACTATTTAAAACATAGGTATCGTTTGATGTAGCATTAGATATATTATCATAAACTTTGGTTCTATGTGTATTTAAAACTTTAGATAGATTATCGTCCATCGGATAAACATCATCTGATTTGTAAACACTTTTATAAAATAATCTTTTTATCATTTATCTCTACTCATAAAATTTGGTTCTTCATTAGTTTGTTCTATAGCAGTAACATTACCAGACACACTTATTCTAGTAACATCTGATTTAAAAGGTGCTACATGATGACTTAATAACGCTGGAAAAATATAACAAGAACCTTTTTGAGGTAAAACAATCTGTGTGTTAGATTTCCAAAAAGGCTTTGATGCTTCACCATATTGAAAAGTAATTGCTCCTGGTCCGGCTGAAGTTCCAACAAAATCTTTGTTTTCTTGCACTATTTCATCAGGTATATCCAAGTATATTACAAAAGATAAATCGCCTGTATGTACATGTGGAGGGTTATAATCACCCTTTTTCATGTAGTTAATCCAAAGTTTTGTTAAACCTAATTTTACATCTTTTGGTTCTGTAGAGTGATATCTGTCCCAACCTTGCTTATATATTTGCAAAATTTCTCTAAAACCAGAATTCATAAACCACAGATTATCCTCTGCGTTAAAGACCAATTCTGTTTCTAAATTTCCAGCTAATGTGTGCCGAAAATCATTCTTCTCTTTATCTAATTTTTTGCCTCTTTCTAGTAATCCATTAATTAATTCATCACCTACAAAAGTATGCATTAAAAAAGGACCCCAATTAAACCAACTGTAATCAATTTTATTATTCATATCAACCTCATGTTATTATGCCGTCATAAAACGCCAAATCATCTATATAACTCAACCATCCTGTTATAATATATTTATCCATGTTTTTTGATATCTGTCCTCGATGAGTATGTGTAAACTCGGCAGGCCAAATAAGAGTTAATCCTTTTTCTGCTGGTGTTGTCAAATCTTGATATTTAAATTCTGTACCACCATCAGGAACATCATTTAAATAAGTCATAAAGGCTAATACTCTTTTATTAATACCTCTAATACCATTTTTTTCAAAATGCCATTTGTAAAATCCTCCACCTGGATTATAGTGTTGAATGTTAAACTGTTCAGTTAAACCAATTGTAGATACATCTTTTATCGTTTCGTATTTGTCAACATATCTATCAACTGTCTTTATAAGATAATCTGACCATTTAAGTATTGGTTCTTTTTGATTTATAGTATTTACTGCAATTTGATAATCTTCAGATTTTTTAAAACTATAATCTGTAGTATGTCTTTTACCATTGCCATGGCTGACCATACCTTCTATAGTTTCTCCTTTTGATTTTTTTTCGTTGAAAAAACTTACTAGATTATCACAAACTTCTGTTGGCATATACCAACCACCCATTAAAGTAATTTTATCTAGTTTATATTCCTGCATTAATACCCCCACGAAACAAACGATACTCTTGTTCCGTTAGTTACAGGTTTAACTGCATGTTCGTATAAAAAATTAGAGGGGAATAATAAGATATCGCCGGCTTTTAATTTAACCTCATGGTTTCCATTAAAAATAAATTCTCCACCATCATAATCATCATTTAAAACACCAACTACCGATATGATTGGAATGCCTTTGTCTTTACCATCAAATATACTGTGTATATGGTCAACATGAGGAGCCATATTTGTATTAACTTTATATCTATTAAATCTTACGACTGTATGTCTATTTACCCAAGAAAGTGGTTTATATTTCTCTTGATATAGAGCAAAAGATTTTCTAATACACGAATGTATATCTTCTTCAATTTTTTTATTTGTGGTATAAAGGACATCTAATTCTTGTCCGTCTTTTCTTGTTGTTGTGATTCCAGTTTCAGGATTAAACCATTCATGTGGTTTCCAAGTTTCATGCTTTTGTATATAATCAAAAACACCTTTTCTTACTTCTTCTGGAACTACATTCTGTACGAAAATATAGTCATTGATATTCTGCATAATAAACCTTTCATTACCATTTACCTAAAGGACAAGGACTTTTACCGATTATTTTATAGACTATTTTTTTAACATCCATAAAACAACCACATTCTTCACATTTCCTCATATATTTATTCCACTTTTCACAAGTGTAACAAATTTCAATATTCTTCTTCGCTATTTCTTCGTTGTCTTTGACAAGTTTTTTTAAATTGGCAAGAACATAATCGTTGTGTTCTTCCGACCAAATTAGTCTTCTGCCATGTCCGTCAAACTTGTCTTCAGTTTTTTTATCACTGGACATAATATAACCTCAATTAATATGTGATAACGACCCTTGCGTGACCACCATCAGCATTTTGACCACCTTGTGCAATACCAGAAGCATAGTTAGTTGCTGTATTACTAGGAGGTGTTGCTGTTCCATCAGACGCTTGTGTGCCTGATACATTCGATATTGTATAAGTTTGATATCCGCCTGAATATCCTGCACCACCGCCGCCTGAGCCGCCGTTATTAGGTGTGACATGTCCGCCACCACCTCCACCGTAGTAACCACCGCCACCACCGCCGCCGTTACAACCGTTACCACCAGCACTTGAACCCCATGTTCCTCCCCACACACCCATAGGCCATGAAACAGCTGATGTGGATTCTGCACCACCACAACCTGTTGCGCCTCTAAGAATAGTTGAAGTACAATTACCTGTACAAGTACCGTCTGATTGGTCAATTGTAGTTACGCCTGCGTTTACTGTGCCACCAAGTCCGTTACCGTTATAACTAGAATTTCTACTTCCGCCTGGTGAAGTACCACTTCCGTTACCTGCATCGCCGCCTGTGTTACCTCCGCCACCACCAGCGCCTACACAACAAATGATACCTGCAATTGTGTTACTATGTGAAGTGGAATCCCATGTTGATGGAGCAAGAATAGCAGCAGGACCACCACCTGAACCATTTGGTAATGAGTGTTGAGGTCCGCCTGAAGCACCACCTGCTTCACCTACAATAACTTCTAAAGTTTGTCCGCCTGAACCAACTGCAATTGTTCCTGATTGGAAACCACCTGCGCCACCATCACCTGTACTTGTTGAAGTATCATAAGCTCCGCCACCTGCACCCCACATTTCATAGTTAATTGCTGATACTCCAGATGGAACGGCAAAAGTTTGAATTGCGCCTGTATATGTAAAGGCAGTTGTTACTGGTGCCTTAACTTCAATAGTAAACACTCTATCGTTTGTTTTAGTAGAACCATCTTCAGATGTAGCTGTTGCACGAACTGTAAATGTATAAGTTGTGTCGGAACTTTCTGCGTTTGGTGTTCCTGAAATAATACCTGTAGAGGATGCTATTGACATGCCTGTTGGTAATGCACCTGATTGAATAGCGTGAGTAACTGCCTCATCAGGATCCGATGAAGTAGCTCCAGCATTTAAAGCGTGAGTTGCACTTCTTTGAGCATCATAAAGTGAGGCTAATGAACCAGCCGCTGTAGCAAAAGTAGGTGATGGTTCATATTCCAAAGCGTCAGCTAAAATAGCAGACAATCCAGAAGAGTTTATAACTTTAACTGAGAATGGGTCTTGGCCAGCAACTTTACCTTTAGCAATAATAGTTGAGTTAATAACAAATGTTATTTGTGAAGAACTAACTCTTGTGATACTATCTGGTGATAATTCAACTAAGTCTTGACCTGTTACTTTAAGAGAAACTCCAGTTGAAAAGTTTGAACCGTTAAGTGTGATAGTTTGTACAGTAGAACCGTCATCATCTGCGAAATTGTCAGGACTAATACTTGTTACCGCTGGTGGAGCATCAATAACAATCCAACTTGTGCCATCATAATACTCTGCTTTATTAAGTGTTGTATTAAATCTAAACTCACCTGTTTCAGCTGTTTCTCTTTCGCCAGTTGTACCTCTAGGAATACGAATACTATCGGTACCACTAAATCTTCTATTTTTTCCTGTAAAATCTCTTAAATCAGACATTTGTTTCCTCTTTATCTATATTTATAATCATTAAATGTTCTCATTAAATATTCGTAGTTAATTTCCAACCATGAGTTGAACCAGTATAAACTAATTGTAAAGCAGCGTTTTCTGTCGAAACAGTCATATCATCATTTAGTCCCATAATTTTTAAACTATTTCTAGCAATTGTTAAATTGTTCGTATCAAATGTTCCTGCTAAGTCAAGTAGTGATACTTGGTCACCAACTTGTGGTGAAGCAGGTAAAGTTATTGTTAATGCACTACTTGTTGTATCTACAAAGTATCTATCATTTGCAGCTACCGTAATACTTGATGTTGTTGACGCCCATGGATTACCGCCACCTAAACCTGTCCATTGTGTTCCATTATATCCTTCCCATGTTACTAGAGAAGAGTTATATCTAACACCACCAGTTTTTAATGCACTACCTGTTGGTCTTTCTGCCGTTGTACCAGTTGGTGGGACTAAATGTCCTGTTCCCATTTGGTCTCTTTGAGTATAACCTACAATGGCTCTTTCTGTTGGCACTGCCGAGTTACTATCGTTAGATAATGTTTCGTCTGTACTAAATTCGTTAATTGTTGCACCTAACTCAGCACCAATAGAACCAAGTTGTAATTGTGATAGACCTGAAAGGTCAAATGCGTCTGCGTTTAGTGTTGCAACACCTGTTGATTGTTCAATTCTAAATAAGTCACCAACTCTAAAGTCACCTTTTTGGTCAGTAGATGAGAAGTAAACACGACCACCAGTTGTTTCTGTAACTTCTCTTTCTTGGTTAGGTGGTTGAGTTTCTGAACCTGGATAGTTAGTAGTTGTAAAGTCACCTGTACCAATGTTTAGAAAGTCATGTCCAGTTAAACGAACATTTGAGAAACCTGTTGTAACAGTACCAGCTTCGTTATCTGCAATTGCTCTAGCAGTTGTTACACTTTCTGTTAATCGAATTAATGCTGTTTCATTACTTGTATTTGTTTCTGATACTGCTGAAACTCTGTAATGTTTACTAGTGTCTCCAGCAAATACAACATTTGAACCTACTGTAATAGCAGTTGCTGAACTTAGAGCAGAACCATCTACTCTAATCAATGGTCCTTCTTGACCTGTTTGAGCCGCTGAACTGTCACCAAAACTATCTGAAAGTGTTAACTGATAAGTTGAACTATCATCTTTTGTTACTGTACAAACTTCACCTTGTGTAAAGTTACCACTTCTACTTTCAATGTGTATGTAATCTAATGATATGTTAACTCTTGAAACTGTTGCACTTGCGCCTGAAGTTACACCTACAATAGTAGCAGCTGTCGGTGTTCCTGAAGTTGTAACTGTATCTGGCAAATCACTCTCTGTAGCAGCGCCAATAAATCCAGCAGTTGCATATTTTAACATTTCACCACGAGCTGCAACTGTAACTGGTGTTTCTGAAGCTAATGTTCCGTCTGCAACAGCACCATATTCACCATAACCAGATGAACAGTTTAGGCCTCTAATAAATCCACCCGATTGAGCGTAGAATGATTTGTCGTTGTAGTAAGTAAAGACTGAAACCATCTCACCACGGCCGCCACCTAATGCATGACAACCAATACCATCTGAGTTAATTTGTGTATAGTCATTACATAAAATAGATTTGTTACCTGCACTATGTAAAAGTCCGTCAATTTGAACACCTGTTGCATTTGCATTAACAGACGAACAGTTTTGAATATAAGGCGAAGCAGTTGTAACCGAACCACTAGGGTCTAATGAAACAACAGCAGCTTTACCAGTTGCACCAGCGCCTGGTGTTCCTGTTAAACCTTTCATTGACATTTGAACAATGTTTGTTTGGTTGTTACATAAGAACATATTAGAAGCGTCATTATTTTCTAATGAGGCAACTGTTAATACTAAATCATTTGATGGAGTACCAATATTTGCTTTTGGTATTGTAATTGTATTACCTACTACGAAACCTGCACCACCATTATAGATTGTAACTGATGAAACTGTATTTCCTGAAACTGTGACATTTGCAACAAAGGTACTTGCCGTAGCAGTAGCACTATTTGTAGCACTACCATGAACATAGTTGTAAGTACCGTTAGTAGCGTCTGTAGGATTTGTAGCTATAGTAACCGTTTTAACTTGATGACCTGTGCCTGAGTTAGGTCGAATTTCCGTTCCTCTTAAACTTTCACCTTGTACTGTAACACCAGCAGGAACTCTAATAGGTAAAGTTTCTCTATAAACGCCGTTTTTAATATAAACAACATCACCAATTGAAGCAGATACAACAGTGATTGTTATGGATGTATTGCCACCCATTTGAACCGTACTTCCGTCTGGAGCACTATTTCCAAATGTAATAACATCACCAGCTGCGTGGCCTGAACCACCACTTGTAATTGTAACTGTTGGTGTAGATGAACCGTCTATAACTACTCTTGCTGTAGCGCCTACACCAGAACCATCTGTACCCGTTTGTTCAACATCATAAGTGCCTGGAGTACCGCCTGTACCACCTGTAATTGTATTAAAGTCAACAACATCTCCTGAAGTTGCTTGTTGTAATGCGTGATAAACTGTTTTGAAAGGTAAGTATTGTGTTCCTGGATTACTGTCTGAACCGGAGTTTGCAACATAGTAAACATTTTTTCCCTCAGCATTTGACCAAACAGGATCCGTACCGTCTGTTGTTAAAACTGAACCAACTGTACCAATAGGTAATCTTGTTGCTTGAGAGGCATCTTGTACAATCAAATCACCTCTTATATTCATTACTGCGCCACTATCACCTTGTGAAATTAATTGCCAAACTGTGCCGTCTGTTCCAGGAGTAACATTGACTTGTCTGTCTTTTATCATTACATAAGAAGATGAAAGGTATCTTACAACATCACCAATGTTATATGTTGTAGCTGCATCGTAACCACCAGTTTGATAGTCAAAACCTTTTACTAATAAAGCCCAATAATCGGTGTTTGTTGTACCATCTGTGTTTGCAGGATAT